CAAGCTGTCATAAAGTCCAGTGGATTTACCTGTACTGAAATCAATTACGCAATCATCAAATCCTATTGATCCCATAAATTTCTTGGCAGCATCACCGGCATTACCAGTGAACTGTCCTCGTATCATAGCAATCGGTTGTAGGATTTCGCAGAAATAATCTCGAAATCCTGCAAAATCAACACCCTCAGAACTAAAGGTAATTGGAAACTGTTTCCCATTGACTACATCTCTAGTTAGATTTGTTAATGGACTTTGATCGCCAAATTTTTCCACGACATCGTTTAAAATATCCTCAGGATATAAACTGTTGAACTTTTTAAGTACATCTTGTGGCATAAGACCACTTACTACTTTTTTAGCTGCACTGCCCTGATAAACATACCCTCCGGGAATACTGCTGTTAGGCCAATAGTTTTCTATTTTATTACGATTGATTGATTGAAAATATCGACCAAAATATACACTATTACCAGTGTTATCCTTAAACTCGGCAATACCGACCCCCAGCGAACGAGGGGTGGCTATATTAGTCCATTGTATAGATTGACCTAAAATTGTTTCTTGATCTTCAATAAATTGATTGAGCTCTTCGGTACTTTCTGCACCTCCTGAATCAGGATAAAATTCCAGACTTTGAAATATCAGCTCGTCACCGGCTGGATTTTGAAAAATCTGCCCGGTTTTACGATTAGCTAATCCTACACTTTCAAATAGTCTTGTAAATTCACTCATACCAATTTCCTATGAAATCATCGAATCCTCCATGCCAGCACATCTTAGTTTAGAAATATGACCCAGCATGAAATTTTTACTTTCCAAGCCCTTTAAAATACCTAGATAATTGTTACGCAATAAGGCAACTTCGTTAATCAAAACTTCAAAGTTAACCACTTCGGGCTCGCCATCAACGTATTTATCTACATCACGACTGGAAAGTGCTCGATTATAATTTTCAAGATATTTTTGAAAATATTGTCTTCGTATCTGCCTAAGCTGAATATTTAAATAATTTAAAACTGCTTCAATTTCTTGCAATTGATTAAATCTAAATTCAGTGATACCCGGCAATGCAGAAAGATTACGCTCTATATTACCCTTAACAGAACATTCTTTACGAGCATCAACAAGTTCAGTTTGATAATAGGAAACAAAATCTGGCAATGAAGCCAGATCTTGTGTTATGCGAGTATACCACATTTAATTAATAATTAAATTCTTCGTCTTCGGGGTCTAGATCTTCATAGTCTTTTACATAGTCTTTAAAACTATTTTTAGTAAAATTGTCAGTTGATGCGAATTCCTTAATATCGCTATCTCCTAGTAAATCAACCAAGACACTAATCAAAGCATCAGCTGCTTCCTGTCGATCTTTAGGTGTGATATACTGCTTCAATGTCGAATACGTTTCAACTAAAACATCCACGTCAATGCTCATGTTGCTTCTTCCTCAGTTAGAGCGGATTGCGGATCTTCACTGACTGATTTAAACAATCCGCCGGGAATTTCCTGTACCATAGCCATGACATGATCCAAACAATTTCCTTCATTACTTTCCCAGGCTTTGCGGAACTGTTTAATTTCTGTTCCGTCACTGAGAACTGCTACTAGGCGATTACCGTCTTTGGCAAGAATTCCACGGCCCTCAAACATATCAACTAATCCACTATAGGGATTCATTCCTTGTTCATAAGGGATCTTTACCTGTACACTTTCGAAAGGTTTGCTGTAACGAGTCTTCATAATCTTACAAGAAGCACGAATACCACGCACTTCTGAAATCTTATTACCATCTTCGTCTTCTTTGAGTTTTAGTTTACGCATAGCAACCACAATCGAACTGGCATAGATAAATCCTTGGCCGCCACTGATCTTATCATCGGGATCAAACATATCTTGGCTCGCATATGTATGATTAGTTGCTACTAGGCCAATATTTAAATCACCAAACATATTAACACAATTACGAACTAACGCAGTTAGTGCTTTGGGTTTACGTCCAAGATCACCCTTGAGATCTCCACCCTCAAACTGATTTACATCAGTGGGCGTGAGTAACATACCCAAGCTATCAATTACAAATAGAACCTTAGGACGATCGTCAACCGACAATGTTTTATACTCTTTGACAAAGTTTGAAATCATTTTAGCCAAATCGTCGATCATGGCCATGTTCAATTTCAACAGTCGATCTTCGCTGGTATCTACACCCACCGACTTTAGCCAGGCTTCATCCAATGCATTTTCTGTGTCAATCAATACTACATAGATACCATCTTTTTGTGCCTGGCGAACAAGATTACCTGAACAAATAAAACTCTTTCCAGCACCAGATTCACCAGCAAATACTGTTACTTTACCAAGCGGTACACCACGCTTAAAATCACCGCTAATTAGATAGTTTAAGGCGTAATTTCCTGTCGAAATCCAGTCTTTTGGGTCATTAAATCCGATGCTAATGCCTTCAATGCTCTTGGTTATTGTTTTACGAAATTTTGAGAGGTCAAAAGGTTTAGTCATATTTTATCCTTATAAAATTATAAAAAGGGGAGTATGCTCCCCTTTTATGTCGATTTACTTATGATGAAACTTTTGATCGACTACGAATCATTGCAAGAATGTCTTCTGCTCTTTGATTAGTAGGTTTTGATTTTGCAACTTGAACAGGTTCGCTGATTTCCGGAACATCAAAAGGTGGTTCGTGACTAGACGATTCGCCTTCGTTTTCATTGTCATTATCGGCATCGTTATCTGCTGCAGAACTGGTTGCTGTAGAACTGGTTGCTGTAGGACTAGCCGCCGGAGGGCGCGAACCGAATACTTTAGTGGATTCAGTATTGACACCAAATGGCTTGTAATAAGAACCCCAGGCCTCTGTGTCATAAGGCCGACCATCAATCGAAGCTTCAAACATTTCTTCAATGACCTTCAACTCAACATCGGTGGGCTTCTTAGGAATAAAGTCTACAAGATTAAACAGATCGTATTTTTCAATTGCAGCCAATTCTTCACTGCTTAATGCAGATTCTTTGCGACTCCATTTACTGGTGCTGTAGTCGGCATATCCACCTTTACTGGTTTTATTGATAATGAAATCGAGCCCAGCTTCATAGTCAGTTGGGATTTTTTCCAGCTCTGTGTCCATCAATGACATATGGATAATGTTGTAAATCTGTGGACTGATCAAAAATCTACGAATCGGATTTTCAGGAACTTTGTCATCATTGAGAGGGTTTTCTCGAACGAATCCTTGAAAAATGTAACTTTTTTTCTTCCAATACTTCCGGGCTAGTTCTTCAAGATTAGAATCTTTGAACCACGGACGAATTTGTGTTAGAATCGGGCAAGTGTATTCTTTACCGTACATTTCCACACAAGGAACCTGTACTTCGACTCGTTTCGAGTCTGGCTGGCCTTTTACTCCTACGAATGGGAGTTTAATCATTGAGCGCTCGACCCAAAAATAGCCAGTTGTATTTGATTGTTTAGGATCGGGCAAAAAACGAATTTTTGCTGTGGTTCCTTCTGGAATATTCCAATGCGGATAAATTGTTGCATCCGCTGAACCTGATGAAAGTTTTTTATTGTCTTGAGCTTGAAGATTTGCTCGGATTTGTGCCAATGTTAGTGCCATAATGATTTCTCCTTGATTAATGTGCCTTAGCATGGTGCTGATATACAGACCTTCTGTATAACAAACATATTTATCACCATGCAGCTATTTTAGCGCATTTTTTAAAGAGAAAGCAAATTTAATTTCACCAAAAATTATGCTAGTCCAGCTAACCTTTTTAATCTAGCAGTTTCTAACATTGGTAAAGGTGCCTGACCGGGCGGTGTAGCCGCGGCCGCTTGAATTTGCTCAGGTGGAACCTCAAGTGGATTACCTATTGGGGGCGCCATTGCAGGCATCATTGGCACAGCAGGTACGGGTCCGGGTTGTTGTTGATCTGCTGGCATTAATTCAGGCGGAGGTAGTGGAGGTGGTGGAAGTGGTGGAGGTGGTTCTTGTTCGGTGTCTTTCTTTTCAACTTTGTCAAAATTCAACTTATCAAATACTTCTGGATATCGGTCCATAAAGAAATACTTAATTAACTGCCTTGCATCATCATTAGGATCAAGTTGGCTTTCTTTATATAATAAATCTTTAAGGTCGTCGCTATCCTCTAACTGATCAATGATGTCAGACAAAGCACCAACTGCATTATCCCCGTCGGCACCGAATTCTAAAGGAGAATCCAACAATGATTGTAATTTTTTGATATCAATTTCGTCTTCATTGTATTGTTCTTTAATAATTCGATCGACTATGTTAATCGGTTGATGTCTTTCCATCATCTTACTATTGGGTTTAGCTTTGGCCTGTTTGATTACTTCTAAAACAAATTTTCCTACTAGATTTTTTTCTGTTAAGTTATCTAAGTTAGAATAATTCTCTTTCCACGTTTGACATTGTGATCGATACTCGGTTAGATTATGTTCGTCGAGTTTTTGTTCTAGATTGTCAATTACATATTCCACCATTTGATCTAAACTGGTATATTTTATACTGGATTCATAGATTGAAATATGTTCTGCAATACTGTTAATTAGTTTTTTATTTAATAACCATTTATGACTATCGATTAATGCTTTATCGTGCTTTCTTTTTTTATGATATATAGCACTAATACTGGGCAATGCCGTTTCTATACGTTGATCTAATACATGTTTGGTTAATTTTTCTTTGATATGCGAAATATCTTCCTGTTCGGTTACATTTTCATTGAACATAGATTTAATTTCGTTTAGAGCGCTTTCATAGTGTCGGCCCTTGGATAATCTTTTCAAAATTCCTCGACCATTTAAATACTCTTTTTTAGCTTCTTCGACTAGACTCACTATTTCAGGATCGGAATAATTTTCAAATTTTGATCTTCTAATAAATCCATTAATTTTTTTAAGATTTTCGACCATTTGTACAATATGATTGTACCCTTCGTCGTTAATTTTGCCATTCTGAGACAAATGATGTCCTAGTGCTCTAGCCACAGTTAAATTATTGTACGGGCACTTAAACTTTTCACCCTCGGTATTTTGAAAAAATATATCTTTGATGTTTCTTGCCCTACTTCTTGTTTGATCAACTTCAAAGGGTTTTTTATGTCTGACAATGATTTTAATCGGGCCCAATTGTTGATAGCTAAGTTTATTATTGCCAAATACTAAACTTTCTCCTAGGTTTAAATCTTTTATTTTATAGGGACTGTCAACACTACTAGATTGTTTAATGTCCTTGTAATTAAGTCCCGACCGTGAAATATCTCTAGCATCAAATTTTAATAAATTTCTCTTAGCAAAAAGTCGTAATTCTTTTAAAAAATTGTACCAATTTCTTTTTTGTTTATGATTCATATCTTGGCTGAGATTTTTACCAAAATATACTTTTAAGCTGGAGGTATCTACAATACTGACAGTGACATTACCAAAGTTTTTACCAGTATTATCTTTGTAATCAAAATTATAAAATCTGGCCAACATAGGATCGTCAGTGCTTTTAGCACGATCGTCGCCTATAGAAGTATTACCAAATCTACTGTGTATTTTATCAAATAGCTCTTGTGCTATACGGTTAATATCTTTCATAGTATAGTATTTATGCAGTAATCATAATAAAAGGCATTGGAGCAATAAATTCTTCTTTTTCTTTTAGTACATCATCTAGAGTAGCATCGTAACTTTGTAAGAAATGTACCATTCTAATATTTAACAAAACAGCAGAAACTAGATCGTCGGTTTCGCCTGCTTTGGCAGCAAAACTTCCACCTGATGCAATAAAAGTTTTTAATTCGCTGATCAAATTTCTACTATTGATTTTCATCTTATTTTTTTCAATAAAATTTTTCAATTTACTACAGGCCAATAGTTTACTTTTATTAGTTGTATTAAATCCTTTACGATATCTACGACCGCTGCCCATTTGTTTTGGCTCAGATATAAAACTTCCTTTTATGTTTTCCTCGCCTAATTCATCAATGGCAAACAGTGCAGCTTCGCCCAAGGTATTGTTTTCTACAGAATAAAATATATTGGTTTCTTCTTTAGTAGTTTCGTAGATAAAATCTGTTATCTCTTTTAACAGTTTGATTTGTTGATGTATATTAGTTTTATTGTGGCGCCACTCAGCAACCTGATTTAAGTCTGGCAATTCGAATACTTGTATAGCAGCAGGATCTCCACCGGTTCCCAAACTAGGATCTAAACTTATAGTGTAAATTTTTGACTTTTCTGGACGCTTGAACCAGCGCACCTGGCCTTGTTTAAAAATCGGCTCGTTGGCAGTTAGCTCAGCTAAAATCAACGGAGATATCAATGTTTCGTCATAGATAATCGGATTACATTCTATTTCTCGACTGAATCTTTCGTCGCCTAATTTGGACTTTTGTTCAGCAGCCCATGCTTCGTCACGATCCGGGTGTTCATTCCAATACGCCCTAAAAGCCTTGAATCCATTTTTACCCAATTCTGTTTCGTTGCCGTATTCGTCTAGAGTTTTATTGGCTGCTAGCCAAATTTGCCAAAATTGATCCTCATCGCTATTAGGTGTTGATGTTATGATGGCTTTACCACCAGTGCTAAGAGTAGGCACAATACTGGTCCAGAAATCCTGCGCTATTGTGTTTCTTACGAAGGCAAACTCGTCAAGGTACAATAATGAAATACTCATGCCTCGGCCAGTATTTTCAGTAGTAGTTTGAGATACAATTCGACTGCCGTTTTCGAATTCTATGCTGCCTTTATTATAACTTACTACTCCGGCTCTGATATGGTCAGGACAGGCTTCGTAGGCAAATCTTATTCGCTGCATAATTTCCTGAGCACCTTGAAATTTATGTGCGGCGATAAGAATTGTGCTGTCAGGTACAAACATAGCATACCAAAGCAAATATCCTGCTGCAGTGGTAGATTTACCGCTCTGTCGCGGCAGCAAGGCGATACTATACCGAAATGCATGACAGACATCTATATAACGTAACTGATAATCGTAGGGATGATAAATTATTTTTCCCTTGGTCGGGTGCTGAATATAATAAAAATTGGTCAAAAAATATGTCGGCCCGTCAGTGGGATCAGCACATTTAGCTATGTCTAATATTTGATCTGTGGTATATCCAAAAGTTTGATGCGGCTTTTTTATTAAGGAAAAATCTTGCAATGTGCCCATGAATTAGACACCATACTTATTTTTCTTTATCTGAGCCACCGGGCTGATTTTATTGGTGCTTTTTAATTCTTCACTGTGTAGATTACCGTGATTTAAATCAGTATATTCCACTTCAATGGCCTTATAGGCTTTTTTAAGCATTTCTACTTCTTGCTTGGTATAGGGATGCGTACTTTTTCTTTTTCCGATCCAGCTGGCTTTATCAACCAAAGGTTCATTTTCCCCGTTAGTTGCTGCTACGGCTAGTCCTAGTCTGTATAAAGAATAATCGCTAGCCCAGGTCCCGCCATCGTCGTAAGTATGTAATCCGACTGTGGGATTTTGTTGTCGACTTGAAAGATGTCCTGCTTCGTTCTCAATGATAAATTCTCGAGCTCTCATTTAATACTCATCCCGTTGTCACCAGTTAAATATGGGCGGCTAAACCAAAGTCTAAACCATTCTTGAGTACCTGGCTGAATATTATTTTCCTTCATATAATTAACTTTTTCCATTGCGGTATGTGTTAAATTAACCTGTTGTTCAGCTAGTTGAATGTTTATATTTGATTTTACCCCTGCTAATATTTTTAAATTGTTTAAATCTTCTTCGGACAATACTGCATCAGGTATTCCTGAACGATTATCGGATACAAAATCTTCCAAAGAATAGCTGATTTGTCTCACTGTTATTTTCCTTTTAGTATTTTACTAACTGGTTTACTGGACCACATACGGCAACTCCAATATCTAGCACTGGTGCGATCTTTAGCTGTAGAACAACGATGACGGGCACGGAAATTTTTACGTCGACTGGGTTGATCACGTTTAATGCTGAGTTTCTTGTCACCAAAATTGACTTTTTTGATATTACCAGTTTGTGGATCTTTGACATAAACTTTATATTTCTTAACATCGCCGGCCATTGGTTTGCCTAACTTAACTTCACGGCCTTGATATTTGGCTTCAGAAAGGCCTTCTGCCACACTCTCGTTTTGATCTTGTTTAATTGGATGATAAAGTCTATGAGTTCGACTTGCTCCGCTTCTTATACCAGAACCCTTTCTGGTCCAAATAAATATTTTGTTCCCCTTGTCATCGACTACTTGTTGAGCATTATCGGGAACTTTATATGACATTTCATATCTGACACCATCTACATAAGTGTGGGGTGTTGCGTTGATTGCGGCACCAATACCACCTAATGTAGCAGCACCAATTGTTGCACCTGCTACTTTTTCTTTCCAGCCTTCCGCCACACCTTCGTCAATACCATATTCACGCTCTAGTTGCTTTATTCGATCATGTAGTTTTCTAATTTTTGCCGGATTCGTTTCATTCTTAATTTTATTATTCAACGCTGTTAATCTTTCTCCATAACTGGCCATGGTCTTTCTGTTTATCAAGTCTAAACGAGATCCAGGTGTTGGGGATAAACGATTGTTATCACGGTCATATCCATAGTCAAGATTGTCCGGTTTACCTGTAATATAATCACGGGTTCTAGGGCGATATGTTTCTGGATCGATGCCATCTTCTCTGCCAGAGATATAATCTCTGTTGC